CACTAGGAGGTGAACAATATGTCGGAACAAAATACAGATATCGTAAAGAATTATCCTGGATCACCAACCGAATCACACGCCCATAACGGCGATGGTGCATTCGCATCTGGTGCTATCGGTGGTGCAACAACCACAGATGCCAACGGTAATCTTTCACCCGCTGCTTCGCTTGGTAACATTGCTACAGCGAACTTCGGATCAACATCTGGCGCAAATGCTGTAAACCCAACTGGAACACCAGGTGGTATTCTAGCACCAGAGCAGGCTCGTCGCTTCATCGACTACGTGTGGGATGCAACAGTTCTCGCCAAGGATGGTCGTAAAGTTACAATGCGTGCAAACACCATGGAACTTGAAAAGGTCAACGTTGGTGAGCGTGTAATCCGTGCTGCTGCTCAGGCACAGCCAGATTTCACAAATGCTGGTGCAACTTTCACAAAGGTCGAACTTACTACAAAGAAGATTCGTCTTGACTGGGAAGTTTCAGCAGAAGCGCTTGAAGATAATATTGAAGGTGCAGCACTTGAAGATCATCTAGTTCGATTGATGACCAATGCTTTCGCTAACGATATTGAAGACCTCGCTATTAACGGCGACGGTTCAACAGGCAACTTCCTTTCAATTATGGAAGGTTTCGTCCACTTAGCAGGAGATGGTTCTGATGCTCACGAAGCAGCAGTAACAGTTTCTGACGATGCTTGGACAACTAACGTCATGCAGGATATTATTCTTGCTATGCCACGTAAGTACCGTGCACTTAAGAACAATCTTAAGTTCTACGCAGGTACAGATGCATTCCAGGGAATCGTTAAGAACAACGGTACACTTGCAGATGCAATCGCCGAAGCCTTTGTTAACAAGGGTCCAGGAACAGAAGCAAATCGTCAGTCATACCTTGATGGCGCAGGACAGACATTCGGTGGAGCACGTACAACTCGTGTTCTCGGAGTAGAAGTCATGGAAGTACCTTACTACCCTGCAGGATATGTCGACTTGACATTCCCACAGAACCGTGTATGGGGATTCCAGCGTGATATCACAGTAAATCGTGAATACATCAACAAGAAGGACACAATCGAATACACAGTATTCATCCGCTTTGGTATCCAATGGGAAGAACTTGATGCAGTTGCTTACGCAGATGCAGCAGCAAATTCTTAATTAGAACCAAACCTAGAGGGGGAGTAGACTAAACATCTGCTCCCCTTCTTCACATTCTGGTATAATGACATATGAGGAGTTATAATGACTATTGAAGAATTATCTAAGAAAACCGTAATGGAATTAAAAGCCTATGCAAAAAAGAACAATATTGAACTTTTTGACTCTAAAACAAAACTAGAGATCCTTGAGATTCTTGCTAGTTGGGCACCTAATGAAAATATTCAGGTAGAAACAAAGAAAAAAGAAAAAGATTCAGCAATATACTCAACAAGAAATATTTACTGGAGTGGCGTTGGTACTCTTAGCATTGGCTACAACATAGTCACTAAAGAAGACGCTGACAAGTGGTTGACACGCAAATCCGTTAGATCGGCTTCTCCAGAAGAAGTAGCAAGGCACTATGGTAAATAAACATGCAAATACTTAGACTTCCTCCGTATCCAATTTCTATAACCTATACAGTTCCAGATGCATCAACCCCTTATGTTTTTGTAATTGACGACGTTGAGAATCAGTCTATAACCCAAGAAACTGTAACATCTACTGCAGGATCAAAGGTAACTTTAGAACTTCCTGTAGAATTTTCTAAATATGATAAGTCGTACTCTCTTGCAATATATGAAGAAATTTCTGACGGGGTATTAGGAGACGAAGCAGTTGTAGAAGATAACCTTGATATTACAAGGCCTTATATTGATCCAGCATCGCTAGGTGTAACAGCAACAGAGATTGCCCAATACACAGAACAAGAAAATCTTGCAAGAACTATTATTGACAATATCACGGGTGGGTTTTATAATAAAAAGACATACCTTGAAACTGTTGGTCAAGGCACAGACTATATCCCACTATGGGAAAGAACAAATAAAATTTTAAAGGTATACGAAAATGCAGAACTAGTATACGATGTTGACAGCGCAGATGGTCCAGCACTTGATTATATCTTTTTGTTAGAAACAGGATACAAGGTGGTTCCATACGATATCCAAGACGCTACAAGAATGTTGATTGAAGATATTCGCTGTGGCAAGTTAGATTATTACAAGAGATATGTAACATCCTATAATACTGACCAATTTAAGATTCAGTTTGATAAAAAGATTTTAGATGGAACAGGAAACATACTGGTAGATAAGATACTTTCAAAGTATACTAAGTCTATTGTTAAACTTGGGGTTTTATAATGCAGTGCGAACTTACTGACTTTATGTACCCACTTCTTGCAGATGTTTACTACCCTTTGGTTGATCAAGGTCCTTATGGAAATGTTAAGAAGACCTGGGTTTTAAGTAAGACCGTAGCCTGTAATTTTTCAAGTGGCGGTGCAGCATTTAAAGAAGAAGTAAGGCCTAATGTAAATATTACACAAGACTCAATTTTGCTCGGTAGGGTCAAAACAGATATTAGAGTTTCTGAGTCTGAAGATAAGAATGCGATAACAAATGTGCTCATTACTAACATTCGTGATAGATGGGAAAGCCCAATATATCTTGAGACTTCTGGACCCCGTGCAGGAAGATCTACTTTGTATGAAATAGCCACTAATGAACCAACACTTGGACCCTTCGGAAGCGTAGAGTATTATAAACTGACAGTTCGTAGATCCGAGAATCAGGCTAGTGATATCTAATGAAACTTAAAGTAAACAGTGTGCAGTTTCAGAAAGATATGAAGAATATCATTAGGTATTCAGAAGGCTTTCTTGATGGCACAAAAGCAGGCAAAGTTTTATTTTTTAGAAATCTTGCTATAGAGGTAAAAAATATATTAGAAGAGTTTATAGATTCAAACGCATCTGTGAGTCCACAAACATTGCATCACATGTATGAGTGGAACCAGGTTGGTCAAGATTCAGGAAGACTTTTTAAAATAAATGCTGTTGCCAATGGATATGGAATTAAGATACGGTTTTTACTGCAGGTCCAATCAATGTTAATAACCCTGGAGGAGTTGCAGCACAGGGTGGTTTTGAAAAAACATTTAATACGTTTTTTGCTAGATACCTAAGTCAGGCATTTTTAAGAAGTACAGGAGTTGCAGCATATCTTGAAAGACCAATGGTCTATAAGTCCAACCTTCAGCAAGGTAAAAGAATGGGCAGATCAGCAGGGTATCAAACAGGATATAAATGGATTGCTAGCGCAGGGATGACAGGAAGATAATGGCTAACGACACACTACTAAATACTCCAGTTCTCTGGATTAACAAATATCTAGAGTCAAAGATTCCTTTGCTCTCTAACATTGAGGTACCACTTTTTCCATCTACTCCAACAGCCCTGACAGACCTTCAGCAGTCCTTTCCAGAGGGAGGGGTTATGGGAACGTGGGACAGACTCATCAAGATGAACCGTAGAGGTTTCCCGCATATTAAATGTGAGCAACTTCTGTATTATTTTTATGCTACAGCAGAAAATTCAATAGAAAATATGATCCAGATTCAGGAGGCAGTATTTCGCCTTATGGATAGGTATGATGAAACAGCAGAAGAAATTAATAACTGGTGCTCAAATAGACAGGTAAATCTAGGCACAGATGCTAACCCAAACCTTATAGACAATATGTTTTATTTTCACAATTTTAAGGTCTATCAACTGGAAGAAACCAGAGACATTATTGACTTCGGAACAGCCCGTACGTATGGCGGTAATAAGATTATTATTGATTTTGACTATCACCAGATGCCTGATTTGACCACAAATGGCTGGGTACCTGAAAAGTTAGCCACCAAAGAAATCATTTAAAAGGCTGTTATAATTAACTTTGAGGAAACAAACGCCATACAACTTAATACACTATTCTTAAGAAAGAGGTGAACAAATGGCTTATAGTCGTGGAAGTTCAACCAACATTATCGTTGGTGCTGCAGCACTTTTCGTTGCAGATACAACCCTAACTCCAGGAACATTGGAGACAGCAGTATCAGGAGAATCATTCCGTGAGACACTCGCAGATGACGCAACCTATACAAACGTAGGGTACACAATGAACGGACTAGAACTGCAGTTCCAGCCTGACTTCGGTGAAGTTAGAGTGGACCAGATTCTTGACGTTGCAAAACTTTACAAGCAAGGAATGCAAGTTAATCTTGCAACTGCTTTTGCTGAGGCTACACTAGAGAACTTGCTTCTCTCACTAGCATACAGCGACGCACAACTAACAGGTAACAAGTCAACATCAGCAGGACAGGCACTTAACCTTTCTGCAGGTGAACTTGGAGAATGTCCAGTTGAGCGTGGAATCGTTGCAGTAGGACCAGGTACAGGTGACTGTGCTGAGTCTGCTTACATCGAACGTGTCTACTCTGCATACCGTGCACTTTCAATTGAAAATGTTACAGTATCTGCAAAGCGTGACGAAGCATCTATGTTTGAAGTTTCATTCCGTCTTCTTCCAGAAGATGCATCAGGATCATATGGTAAGATCGTAGATCGTACCTGGACACCTGCTTCATAATTTAATATAAATTAGCGACTAGGCCTGTCTCTTCGGAGGCAGGCTTTGTTGTTTTATGCTAGAATAGATTACATATGGCTACTATAGTTTATTCCACAAAAACAGTTGAAACCGTTGATGGTATTCAGATAGAAATGTCACCTCTTAAGATTAAGTATCTTAGAGAGTTCATGGATGCTTTTAATAATATGAAGACGGCAGAAACAGAAAATGACTCTATCAACATTATTACAGAGTGTGTAAGGATTACTATGAAACAATACTATCCTTCTTTATCTGAAAGCACAGAAGATATAGAGGATAACTTTGATCTACCAACCGTATACTCTATAGCAGATTTTGCTGCAGGGATAAAGGTAAGAGAAGACTCTTCAGACTCTGTTAAAGAACAGGCAGAGCAATCTTTAAAGTCCAAAGCAGATAAAGAAGGCGTTACCTGGCAATCATTGGATCTGGCTAAACTTGAGTCAGAAATATTTTTATTGGGTATATATAAAGACTATGACGAACTAGAGAAATCTCTGTCTATGCCAGAGTTAATGTCAACACTTGAGGTCATGAGAGATCTAGATTATCAAGAAAAAAAGTTTTTAGCAGCAATGCAGGGTGTGGACTTAGATAAAGAGTCAGGTAAAGATAAGGGACAAAAGGAATGGGAAGACATGAAGGCTAGAGTATTTTCTGGAGGACAGTCTGCTGATGCTGATGATGTGCTATCTTTACAGGGTCCAAAAGCAAAGCAGTTAGGGTTTGGAATAGGCCTTGGTCTTGATTATGAGGATGATCGAGACCCCTCTCTTATGCTATAATTAACTTAACCTAATTAGGAGGGGTAAATGGCAACAACTGTCCATGAAGAAAGAGTCGTCACATTAATTGACGGCACAAAGGTTAAAGTACGACCACTGAAGGTATCACTTCTACGCACATTTATGAAGACGTTTGAAGGTCTTGGAGCAGTCCAAGCAGATAACGATAAGTCAATGGATGTTCTAGTTAGTTGCGTGCAAATCGCAATGAAGCAGTACAAGCCAGAGTTGGCTGAAGATACTGAAAAGTTGGAAGATCTACTTGATCTACCAACGGTGTACGAAATCATTGAAGCAGCATCAGGTATTAACTTGACTGATTCAGCCTTGCTTGCTCTTGCAGCGCAAGAATAAAAATTAAATAACAGGAGATCATGGTTGGTTAAATGGCAGATGTAAATAGCAATATTTTTATAAATATTGATACGGCGCAAGCCATGTCTGCACTTCGTGGACTTGATAAGCAATTATCTGCCTTTAACCGTTCCATGATTGTTGGAACAAAGGCTGCTCAAGCAGCCCAAGCAGACTTTACAAGATCGCTTCTTCACAACGTAAATGCTACTGGAGCCTTCACTGGCTCTATGGCAAAGATGACAACATCAACTGACCAGTTTTCAGAAAGACTTGAACGTGGCAGG